GTCCGCAAAATTTCGAAATCTGCCTTGGCACCAGTTGGCCAAACGCCGGTTTCGACCACTGCCTGGCCCGGCCGATCCCTATGATCCCTATAAACGTCGTTTTGGCTTTTATCTCCATTTGAATTTTTTTTATTTTTCTCGCGTAGTGCGAATTCAAAACCAGGAAAATAGAGATCATAGGGAGCATAAAGAGGGTAAAACGGGTGGTTTGTTGTCGGAATTGCACCCTATGATCCCTATTTGCGAGTTTTCAGGTTGATGAGCGCTTGAGAATTTTTCTGAGCCGAGCCGACGAGCAATGGCCGGTCGACGCGGATTTTCGGAAATTTCGTGAAATTCGGCTGAAGTGGACGAAAAAAACCCGGCACGAGGCCGGGTCGAGGGTCGGTGAAGACCAGATGGAGAAGGCGACCGCGAAATCACCTTCGAGCACATCGTCGCATATCCGGTCTCCCGGATTTTGCGAAAAATCACAGTTCGTCGTCGTCTTCCTCCCGTTTTTTCAGCGCATCCTGCACGAAACGCCGCACTTTCGACTTGTCGATTTCCAGATTGTCGTTCAGGTCGAGGGACTGAAAACGCTCCACGTCGCGAGTGTAGTAGGTGTGGAAGGTCTCGCCGATGCGGATTTTTCCGAGACTTTCGAAGCGGTGGCGCGACATCATGGCGCCGAGCGCCTTGTTGCCAGGCGGCTCAAGACCCCTGTCGTAGAAGACTTCGGTCAACCTGGCCGAGTCGATCAGGTCCATCGAGATCAGCGGATCGGCCTTTTCGTCGATCAGGTCGAACAGGTCCTGGATGAACTGCGGCTGTGCCTGGCGGATCATGTAGCGCTTCGCGTCCGTGGCCGGTGCGTCGCCGAGCGGCTTGAACGACGGGTCTTGCTCGCGCTCCAGCAGCCACTTGCGCAGCGCCGGTCCTGACGTCGCGATGGTCTCGTACAGCTTGTCGTAGTAGCCGGGGTTTTCGGCCTTGAACGCGTCGAGCTTGTCCTTGCGCTGCCACTGGCTGAACAGCACGCAGTAGCGCCGGCCGTCGTCGTCCAGGGGAAGCGCGTCGCGGAAGTTCGAGAACATCAGGTACGACGTGGTGTTCTTCGCGTTGTACTGCGACTTGCCTTTCGGGTGTACCTCGATCACGTCGTTGGTGATGTACGGCTTGATCCGGTTCAGCAGCTCATACTTGTTGCTGGCATTGATCAGGCGAACCTCTTCGATGCAGGTGACGCACTGGCCGACCACCCAATCAGTGAAGGGCGATTCGAGGATGTGCGCGTTCAGCATCTGGACATTGGACACGCCCATCACCGCGCGCAGCAGGAACGCGAAAAAGGACTTGCCGTCACCCTCGACGCCCTGGAGCAGGATCGACCAGTTGACGTGCCGGCCGGGGTTCTGCACCACCCACGAAATCCAGTCCAGGAAAATGCGGCGCTCCTCGGGCTTGGCCAGGAGGTGCCTGATGTGATCCTTCACCCGGTTGATCGCCTTGATGTCGACAGGCCTGTACTTCTCGGGCAGCTCCGGGATTTCGTGCTCGGGGTACGTGTTGGCGAAGACCCCGTTCGGCTCGTAGAACACAGCGTCGCGACCTGGCTCGTACCGGCGCCCCTGGACGGTCTTGATCTTGTAGAAGTTCAGCGCGAGAGCGGATGCCGACGACGACGGTGACGACTTGCCTTCCAGGACGTCCTTCTTGGTCATGGCGTAGCGGTCGTACATCGCATCGAAGCCCTGCTTCGTGGTCGAGATGCAGCGGGCCGTATCGTAGAAGCGGTCGTCGCTCGTGTCGTACACGATGTCCTCGCACCACTTCGGCATCTTCTCGCCTTTGGCCGGCTGGAATGCGATGGCCTTCTTCACTTCGGCCAGCGGGGTCTTCGTTTGCGTGATCGCGTCCAGTCGCTCCTTGGCCAGATTCGCCAGTGCCGAGCGGGCCAGTGCATCGATCTCGGCTTCGCGTGCGGCGTCGCGTGCCTTGTCCCACTGCGGCCGGTCCTTCGCATCGTTGAACATGTCGCGCAGGTTGACCAGCATCGCCGCAGCAGTTTCGACAGCGGCCTCTTTCGACAGGCGCAGGATGTAGCGCGCGGTCAGCGGCGAGCGCTTCTTGCCGTCGATCTTGAAATCGTCCCAGCGGCGTTCGAGCGCATCGCGGTCGAAGTTGTCGGCCGTCTCGGACCACTCGGACCACATCTCAAGGCCGGTCTCTTCGCCGTCGTACTGGTGATAGAGGGCCATGCCGACCTGAATCCAGGTGTCGTAGTCTTCGGGATTGGGCACCATCATCAGCCGCGAGCGCAATTCCTGCTCGCTGATGTCGACGGCCTGCGAATCTTCGAGGAATGGGTTGTCCAGGTCGATCTCGCCGAGCGTGTTATCGCGCCGCTTTTTCACGACTTTCCAGTCCGATTCCTGCGCCGCGCGATCCTCGAACCAGTCGATCAGCTCCTGGCATTGCGATTCGGTGATGTAGGGCAGCTCGTTGGCCGGCACCGTGAGCGGACCACCTTCCTCTTCGATCACGAGGTTGCCATCAGCGTCGAACGTCACCTTTTCTGCCGGCCAGAGATACGGCTTGCCGGTGTCCGGGTGGGTGTGGTACGCCACGAATTGCTGGCCGTCGCCGAGAATTTCGATCTGGTGCAGTTCTTCCCACTCGTCGATGTAACGGTTCGAGCGCATTTTGCGAAACGGCTTGTCGGTGCGGTACACCAGCAGTCGCTTCGGCGCCTGGCCGATGCGCAGCGGTGCGTCGCCGAAAATCTCGCGGGCTTTCAGCTCAGCTTCGAGCGCGATTTTTTCGTCGCGGATGTCGAGGTCGACGCCTGGCGTCTCGCGCGTGATGATACCCACGCCCGAGTACCTGTGCCCCGACTCGATCCAGTCTTGCAGTTGCGGCTTGGTGCTGCGTATCTTCGACCAGTTATCGAACCCCGGTGCCTTCTTGCCGACGGCGATGGGAACGATCTCGTAGCCTTGGTCGATCAGCCGCGATCCCAGGTAGGCCAGAGGCCCACTATTTTTGGAGTTGTAGTCGTTTTTCATCAGTGTGTGAGTTCTGCCACTTCGAGAGGAAACATGAGCCATTCGCGACGAATCACGTCTCGGCCACACGCTCGCTCGATCTTGGTCGACATCTTCGGGGAGCACTTACCGTCACGAATGGCCGCGTGCAGGTGCGCACGCTCGATGTTGCAGGTGTCGGCCAACGCGGCGAGGCTCATCTGCGGCGTCGCATGCATGGCCGCGTAGAAGACCATGAAGCGCAGCCGGCGGTTGCCTAGTTGCGCCTCGATGTCCTCCTTCGAGAGTTCGGGGTCCTGCGGGTTTTCGACCCACTGCGGGAACGTGATCATTTCGCTAATCCTCCTGTCCGTATCCAAAAAAAAGATGAGCAAATTTTCGCACACATGCTTGACGAGGTGCAAATTCCCGTGAGAACATTCTGGTCATGCACTGATCGACAACAAGGTGATGCGATGGCTGCGGTCTACGACAAAACCAGCTTCGGTATTCAGCGGCGCCGGCATGATGCGGAGCAATTGAATGTCGTTCGCAAGGCGGCAGTAGAGCGGATGACGTTCACGACGGACGTCGCCAAGCTCGAACGCCTGGCGAACCTGATCGACGCTGTCGATGAAGTGCTGGAGGACCTGACCGATTGAACTTGCGCCCGGCCGATGGCGGTGAGCCTGGCGCACCCGATACCGCCTTTTATTGGAGTTATACATGTCCATCGAACAGCAACTGACCGAACTGAACACCAACATCAAGGCACTCGTTGCCGCCATCGGTTCGATTCAGGGTGGCGCCGCCGCTGCCGGCACCGCAGCCGCAGCATCGACCACGAAGCCGGCCGCCAGCGGCAAAGGCAAGACCAGCACCGCCAAGGAAACCCCGCCGTCGGTCAGCGTCGACGAGATGCAGGGCGCCCTCGGCAAAGTGAAAGAGAAGTACGACGCGGCCACCGCGAAAGCGATCATCAAGTCCGTCGGCGGCGTCGAGAAGATGAACGAAATCCCGACCGACAAGGTGCAGGCCGTGTACGACGCAGCCACGAAGAAGCTGGCTGAAGAAGAACAGACCTCGACCGACGACGGCGACGGCCTGTAACCGTGGCCGACCACGTCGTAAAGCTGGATGGCATCAAGGCCGCGATGCGCGCGGTCGAGGAAAACGGGCACTCCGTATTCTCGCCATCCGGCTCCAAGATGTGGCTGAACTGCGCGGGATCGCTGATCCCGAACTTGCTGGCGCCGGACGATGCCGGCGAGGATGCAGCTTACGGGACCGTCGGCCACATGGTCGGCGAGACCTGGCTGCGGGAGCGGCGGCGGCCGACTCACCTCCTCGGCAGGACCTGGTGGGTAGATGGTGAAGGGTTCGGATTCTTCATCACCGTCGACGAAGTGATGGTCGATTACGTGAAGCGATACGTCGACTGGTGCAAGAACCTGCCGGGCGATCACTTCGTTGAAACGCGGGTCGACATCTCGCAGCTAACCCCGATCCCGAACCAGAAGGGCACCGCTGACCACTGCGCCTGCATGCCTGGGCGCCTGGTCATCACGGACCTGAAGATGGGTAAGGGTGTGCGGGTCTACGCGAAGGGCAATACCCAGGCATTGCTGTATGCGCTGGGCTTCTTCTTCGAGTGGGACTGGTTCTACGACTTCCAGGAGATCGTGATCCGCATTGCCCAGCCGCGCCTCGACGTGTTCGAGGAGTGGACGGTCAGCCGCGAATACCTGCTGGAGTTCGCGGAGTACGTGAAGGTCCGCGCAGCCGCAGCGTGGATGCAAAACGCGCCTCGTACGCCGAGCGAGGAAGCGTGCCAGTGGTGCAAGGTCCAAGCGACGTGTGCTGCGAAGGCGAAGCTGTTGTGCGACATGACCGAGGGCATTTTCCCGGACACGACGCGCGAAACCACCGTCGAAGAGATGGCGGATTTTCGTTCGACGCTGGTCGAGAAGGAGTCCCTGGACGTAGTCAGGGCCACCACCCTGACGACGCTGGAGCTGGAGAAGCTGTATAGCTGGCGCGGCAGTGTCGAACGGTTCTTCAAGAAGGTGGGCGAAGAACTGGAGGAGCGGGCGAAGGCTGGGCACCCGCTGAAGTTGCAGAAGTTCGTCGCGGGAAGATCGTTTAGATCGTGGCGAGACAGGAAGAGGGCAGTGGACGCATTGCTGTCGCTCGGACTGAAGCGGCAGGACATCCTGGTCGAGGAGATGGCCAGTCCTGCGCAAGTAGAAGACCTGCTGGTGAAGGCGAAGCATAAACGCGCCGACATCCCGAAGCTGCTGAACGGCCTCATTTTCAGCACACCCGGAAAGGCAACACTGGCGTCGATCAATGATCCGCGTCCAAGCATCGTCGACATCACCGAAGACGTGTTCGGCGATACAACCCTTTAATCGAGAAAAGAGAAATCATGAGCGCACTGAAACTGATCAAAACCGGCAAGAATTGCAAGCTGTACCAGCAGATCAACGCAAACGGCTCCGAAGGCCCGAAGCTGATCCTGTTGGAGCGCGTTCGACTGTCCTTCCCGGCTATCGGCCACATGAAGGAAGACGAGAACGAAGACGGTTCGACCAAGAAGGCGTACAAGGCTGTACCGATGCTGCTGAAGGACACGCACGTCGAAGCGAAGGACATGTTCGTGCAGGTGATGAACGAGCTGATGACCGCCAACAAGGTGAAGATTCCGCCGGAATATCGCTGCATCAAGAATGGCGACGACAGCGAGCGCGAAGAGTACCAAAACCACTGGACGATTTCGTGCTCCGAGACCCGCCGCCCGCCGGCACGCGATGAAACCGGCCGCCTGTACCTCGACCCTGCGAAGGTGAAGGACGGCGACCAGGTCGAGGCGATCCTGAATAACATCGACGAAATCTTCCATGGCGGCGTGATCGCCACCGTGCTGGTTCGCCCCTGGTACTTCGACGGTAAGGTCAAGGGCAAGACCAAGACCTATCCGAAGCGTATCTGCTGCGGCCTGACCGGCATCCAGTTCGTCGAAGATGATGGCACCTCGTACGGCCAGGGTCGCATCGACGATAGCGCCGTGTGGGGCAGCGCCGACGGCGACGATCTGAACGGCGGCAGCACCGACCTGGATGACGATCCGGACGGCCTGTAACACCTCACCGTAATACCCGCATGGCCGCAGCCTCACAACCTGCGGCCATGTTTCGTTTGGAGGAAGCACATGGCCAACATGGCTGAAATGAACTACCTGCTCGCGCGGCCCGAGGCCTCGGTCGACACCGAGTGCTACATCGATTACTGGTCCTTCGGCGCCATGAACATCGAGACCGGCAAGTTCGTGATCCTGGAGAAGTTTGCTGGCCAGGACCTGGACGTCGAGCAGATGAAGCGCATCATGCGCAAATACCGCATCTACACCTTCAACGGCATCAAGTACGATGCGCCGATGATCTCCCTGGCGGCGGCCGGCGCGAGCAACGCGCTGTTGAAACAGGCGAGCGACGACCTGATCGTCAACAAGATTTCTGTGCACCCCCTGGCGAAGGAAAACTTCTGGAAGAAGTACCGCGTGACATGGCCGGATTGGGTCGACCACATCGATCTGTGGGACGTGGCGCCGGGCGTGCACCTGTCGCTGAAGAAGTACGCGGCGCGGATGAACATGAAGCGCTTGCGCGAGCTGCCGATCGATCCGACCGAGCCTGTCGGCGCACACCGTCGCCCGCTGATGCGTACCTACCTGCGCAACGACCTGGAGATCACCCGCAAGCTGCGTCTCGGCCTGAAGGAGGAGATCGATATCCGCAACGAGATGAGCAACGAGTACCGCGTCGACGTACGGTCGAAATCGGATGCGCAGATCGCGGAGACGCTGATCTCGTCGGAGATCGCCCGCATCACTGGCCGTGAGCCACGCATGCCCGAGGTGAAGACCTTTTCGTTCAAGTACGAGCCACCAGCATTCATCAAGTTCCGCACGCCGCAGATGCAGAACGTACTGCGCGTGATTACCAACACTCGCTTCTTCGTGAGCGGCGTGCCAGATGCTCCAGGCACCCCGAAAGGCAAGAAGAACTTCGGTGTGGTGCGCCTGCCGCAGGACATCAAGGACCTGAAAATCCGCATCGGCTTCACCGACTACAAGATGGGGATCGGCGGCCTGCACAGCAAGGAAAAATGCCGCTCGTTCGTCTCGGACGAGGACACGATCATCGAAGACCGCGACGTGCGCGCCTATTACCCGCGCCTGATGCTCGCATGCGGCTACGTGCCGGAATCGCTGGGTCAGAACTTCCTCGGCGTCTTCAGCAAGTTCGTGAACCTGCGCGACAGCTACAAGGAAAAGGCGGCGCTGCTGAAGAAGTTGGGCCAGGCAAGCGAATCGCTGAAGTACAAGAAGCGCTCCGACTCCTTCAAGATTGTCAACAACGGCACCTTCGGCAAGACCGGCTCGCCGTGGGCGGTGCTGTATTCGCCGAAGCTGATGATCTCGACGACGATCACGGGGCAGCTCGCCCTGCTGATGCTGATCGAGGAGCTGGAGATGAACAAGTTCGCTGTCATTTCAGCGAATACCGACGGCATCGTGACCGTCATCCCGCGCGACCGTTATTGGCAGTTCAACGGCATCGTGTTCGAGTGGGAGTGCGCCACCTCGCTGCAAACCGAGGCCGTGCGATACCTGGGCGTCTACAGCCGCGATGTGAACTCCTATATGGCCCTGGTCGAAGACCCGAAGAAGCCCGGCAAGATCGCCATGGTCGAGGACAAGGAAGCCGGCACCAAGGTGCCCGAGGTGAAACGCAAAGGCCTGTTCGCGAAGGCCGGCTTGCAGGCGAAGCACGACCCCACCTTCGATATCTGCTCGCAGGCCGTGGTCGACTACCTGGTCGAGGGCAAGGACATCGAGGACACGATCTATGCCTGCCAGGACATCACGCAGTTCGTGGGCGTCAAGCAGGTGGGTCGCGTGAAGCTGCCGAACGGGAAATTCAAAGAAGGCGGCTACGACATCGATGGCAACTACCTCGGCAAGATGGTGCGCTGGTACTACGCCGAGGGTGAACGCGGCTTCATCAAGAAGGCCAACGGCGCCCGCGTGGCTGGCACTACTGGCGCCCGGCCGATGATGGACCTGCCTGACGAATTCCCGGACGACATCGACTTCACCTGGTACGTGCGCGAGGCGTATGCGCGCCTGCACGACATCGGACTGAACGTCCTGAACCCGCGCCTGGCCGGACGCCAGGGCTACGTGCACGCGGTGCTGCCGGGCCAGAAAACCGCGCATATCATCGATCTGCAAACGCGCCATGCGCTGTGCGGCCGGACCGAGAAGAACGTGCGCGATCCGTGGGAAGAACTGAAGCACGTCGGCGACGACATGCGGATTTGCAAGACGTGTCGCGAGGAGCGCGGTCTGCCCGAGGAAGAGGACGATGACGAAGAAGCGGTTGCTTGAGAGCGACAACACGAGCGATGCGCACGATTGGGCGCAGATGCGCGGCTGGTTCACGTTCAAGGTCGAATCGCCCACCTTCAACGGCCTGCCGGATCGCTGCTATATCCGGCGCGGGCGCGTTGTGTGGATCGAGTGGAAGCGCCCAGGTCGCGGTGAAAACGGCCTGTCGCCGATCCAGGTGCGCCGCATTAAGGAGATGCGCGAGCATGGCGCCGAGGTCTACGTCCTGGACAACATGGAGCAATTCAAGGAGATCATGAAATGATGCGAGACGACGCCGCGCTGCACGCCATCGCGGCATCCATTCGAGCGATGTTCGACGAGGTCGAGCTGCGCCGCGAGCAGATGCACGGCTACCAGAACACGGGTCTGGAGTTCGTCAAGGCGAACCCGTTCTCGGGCCTGTTCATCGACATGGGCCTCGGCAAGACGGTCACGATGGCGACCCTCCTGGCCGATCTGCTCGACGAGTTCAACGACGACGATCCGGTCCTGATCATCGGCCCGCTGAAGGTGGCCACGCAGACCTGGCCGAACGAGTTCAAGAAGTGGAACCACCTGGCGCACCTGTCGGTGTCCGTGATTCACGTTTCGGACGACGATCCCAGGCTGAAGCAGGTCGAGCGCGAGGCGCTGGCCGCCGGCCGCGCGCAGAGCAATGCGCTGTTCAAGTCGGACCGAGACAAGGAGGCCCGCGCTCACGCGACGCGCATGGTGGCGCAGAAACGCGAGGAGCTTCGCATAGAGGCGATGAACAGCCGCGCGCCGATCCACGTCATTTCGCAGGACTGGATCGACTGGCTGGTCGGCTATTGGGCGCCGAAGCGCCGCTGGCCATACAAGACCATCGTGATCGACGAGTCGAGCGGCTTCAAGAACCACAATTCGTCGCGCTTCATCGCGCTCAAGGAAATCCGCAGCCAGCCGGGCCTGATCAGGCGTCTGCACATCCTCACCGCGACGCCGGCAGCGGAGACGTACGAGCACCTGTTCGCGCAGATTTATCTGCTGGATCGCGGCGAACGCCTGGGCAAGGACATCACCTATTTCCGCAAGCGCTACTTCACCGAAAATAAGTGGACCCGCAAGTGGGAGCTGCGGCCCGACGCCGAGAAGGAAATCCTGGCCAAGATTTCGGACATCTGCCTCGTGATGAAGGAGGAGGACTACCTGCCGCGCACGCCGCCGCTGTTCGTGACCCGCAAGGTCTACATGAACGCGGCGCAGACCGAGCTGTACCAGACGATGGAGGCCGACGCGGTCGTGAAGCTGGACGACGGCACCGAGGTAGCCGCCGACACTGCCGCAGCGCTTTCCGCGAAGCTGCTCCAGATGGCCTCGGGCGTGCTGTATGAGACCAGGCTGGAGTCCGGCGAAGACGAGGACGACGAGGATGCGCACGTCAAGGTCCTGAAGGTGCACAAAATCCACGATCACAAAATCGAGGAGCTGAAGCAGATCGTCGAGGAATCGCAGGGCAAGCCGCTGCTCGTGGCCTACCACCATCGCTCATCGAAGGAGCGCTTGATGAAGGCGTTTCCGAAGGCGACGCTGATGGACAAGGATGGCAAGGCGCTGAAGAAGTGGAACAAGGGTCAGATACCGATGCTGCTGATGCATCCGAAGTCCGGCGGTCACGGCCTGAACCTGCAAGCCGGCGGCCACATCATCGTGTTCTTCGACATCCCGTGGTCGCTGGAGCTGTACCTGCAATTCATTGGCCGCCTGGCGCGACAGGGGCAGAAGCACCGCGTCACCGTGTTCCTGCTGGTCTGCCACAACACGCTCGACGAGGTCGTCGTGAAGGCGCTGAGCGCGAAGGAGGACGCGCAGAACATGCTTTTCAAGATGATGAAGCGCATGCGTGCCAAGCTGCGAAAGCTGCTGAAGGGACGGCAAAAGGTGCAGCCGGGCGACGCCGAATGGGATGCCGTGGTCGACGTGTTGGTCGGCTTCGCGGACGTCGACGAGTACCTGGAGTCGAAGGGGGTCGTTATCCACGATGGTCTTGACGGACTGGAGACCGCAGACGACGAGCTGTGAGATTCGTTCACAGCGCTTGACGCATCATGTAATATCCGGCCTATTCAATGGATAGGTCGGGTAAATGGATAAACAGTATAAATTGTTAGTCGAGTTCGAGGCGCTGGTCGGCCTCGGTCCGACGAAAGCATGCCAGGTCATCGGCATCGCTTATCCCACCTACGCGGCCTATCGCAACGGTAGCCGCCCTCTGCAACCCTACCACCGCAATCACATCGAAGACGTGGCGTGCATCGCGCGCCTGTCCAGTCGTGCCCTGGCTGCAATCATCCGCGAGCGTATCAATGAAACGAACTGAAGCAACCGACGAGACCACGCGCGCCATTCTCTACGACGGGGCGAACCTGTCGCAACTTGGCATGCTTTTCAGAATGGATCACCGCAGCATCGTGGCCAAAATCCACAAGATCAAACCCATCGGCGTGCGCAACGGTGTGGACATCTACGCGGTGCATGAGGTTGCACCCTATCTTGTGCGGCCGGCGTACGACATCGAGACGTACATCAAGGGGATGAACCACGCCGATCTGCCGAAGATGGTGACAAAAGAATTTTGGGCTGGCATGCGCTCGCGGCAGGCCTATGAGAAGGAAGCTGGCGACCTGTGGCCCACGGCTCGCGTGGTCGAGGTGCTGGGCGGGATCATGAAGTCCTTCAAGATGGCGACCCGTCTGATGGTCGACTCGATGGAGCGGCAAACGAGCCTGAGTCCGCATGTCCGCAACATGATCCGCCAGGCCGGTGATGGCATGTTGAATGAGCTGTACCGCACGATACAGATCGAATTTTCAAAGGCGCCTACGAACCCGCGTGTGATCGAGATGGCGCAGCAATCGGTTGAGCAGGTACGCGAAGACAAGGAGGATGACGATGAACTTTAATTCGCTCGAAAACATCGTGCTGGCTTGCTCGGAAATGCTGCGTCCTCCCGAGCGGATCACCGTGGCCGAGGCCGCAGCCAAGTACCGGATCGTCAAGAGCGATGGCGCCTATGTCGGTCCCTGGTACAACGGCACGGTGCCGTATATGGTCGAGCCGATGAACACGTTCGCTTCGACCGATTTCGAGGGCATGATCTTCGTAGGGCCGGCACAGTCAGCGAAGACCGACGGCCTGATCATCAACACCTCGCTCTACTCCATCAAGATCGACCCGATGGACATGATGATCGTCTGCCCCACCAGCACTGCCGCGCGTGACTTCTCGATGCGTCGCGTGGACCGCCTGAACACCTATTCGCCCGAGGTCGGCAAGATGCTGCTTCCCGGCGCCGACAACGACAACACGTTCGACAAGCTGTACGAGAATGGCATGATCCTGTCGCTGTCGTATCCGACGCCGACCGAGCTGGCAGGTAAGCCTATCGGCCGCGTTGTTCTGACCGACCGGGACCGCATGGACGACGACGTCGACGGCGAGGGCGAGCCGTACGATCTGGCGAAGAAGCGCACCACGACGTTCGGATCGAATGCGATGTGCGTCGCCGAATCGTCGCCGTCGCGCGAGGTCAAGGACCTGAAGTGGATTCCCAGCACGCCGCACGAGGCGCCGCCATGCGACGGCATCATCGGCTTGTACAACCGTGGCGACCGCCGCCGCTGGTACTGGCCGTGCCCGTGCTGCGGTCACTACTTCGAAGGCAAATGGGAGATGATTCAGTACGACCGCCAGGATGGCCTGTCGAATGCGGAGGTGGCCGAGACGGTATGGATGGAGTGCCCCAAGAATGGATGCCGCATCTCCGTCGACGACCGCTACGAGATGAACCTATGGGGCATCTGGCTGAAGGACGGTGAGGCGCTGGACGAGCGCGGCCGGCGCTTCGGGAAGGCGCGCCACTCGACGACGGCGTCGTTCTGGCTGCGTGGCGTGGCCGCCTCCTTCACGGACTGGAAGAAGCTGCTGGTGCTGTACCTGGACGCGATGGATGCGTACGAACGCACGATGGATGAGGGTGCGCTGAAGAAGTTCTATAACAACGACTTGGGCGAGCCGTACATCAGCCGTGCGAGCATGTCGATCCGTGTGCCTGAAACCATCAAGGCCCGCGCCGAGCGTTCGCTGGGTGAGCGTGTGGTGCCGCAGGGCGTGCGCTTCCTGCTGGCCACTGCCGACGTCCAGCTCGACAAGTTCGTCGTGCAGGTGTTCGGCATCCTGCCAGGCATCCCGTTCGACACGACCCTCATCGACCGATTCGAGATCAGCAAGTCGGCACGCCTGGACGAGGACGGGCATCCTGAAAAGGTTCAGCCCCACGCCTACGCCGAGGATTGGGACCTCCTGGTCGACCAGGTGATGATGAAGGAATACCCACTTGCCGACGACTCGGGCCGGGTCATGGGTATCCGCATGACGGGCTGTGACTCGGGCGGTAAGAAGGGTGCGACGAGCAAGGCCTACGAGTTCTATCGCAAGCTGTACCGCGAGAATAATCACCGCCGCTTCACGCTGCTGAAAGGCGATGCGAAGCCATCACAGCCGCGCGCTCGCATTAGCTATCCGGACAGCAGCCGCAAGGACACTAAGTCCGGCGCGCGCGGCGACATCCCGGTCCTGATGCTCAATTCGAACCTGCTGAAGGACGACCTGAATGGTCGCCTGGACTGCATCGAGCCGGGTGGCGGCATGTACCGCACGCCGGAATGGCTGGGCATCGAGTTCTATAACGAGCTGTGTGCCGAGGTGCGCACCGAGAAGGGCTGGATGCATCCGAACAAGTCGCAGCGAAATGAGGCATGGGACTTGTCCTATTACTGCCTGGGCCTTGCCATGTCGCAGTTCGTGCGCGCCGAGGGAATCGACTGGAATAATCCGCCGTCGTTCGCCGCCGATTGGGACGAGAACGACCTGGTGCGCTATGTGGGCACGGAAGAAGCGAACCCGCCTACGGTAAAATCCTTCGACTTCTCTGCTATGGGCGCAGCACTCGCCTAGACCCACATAAAGGAACCACATCATGTTCATGTCCGCCACCGTGATACTCACTCCCGAGGAGCGCGTCGTTGTCATGGCGCGCCTGGCCGAAGCCGAAAAGGCATACCACCAGCTCATGCTGCCGGGTGGAACGCCCGTGCGTGTCGTCGATCAGAACGGCGAGACCGTCGAGTTCAACCGCGCCAACTCGGCAGACCTCTACGCCTACATCACCAGGCTGAAGTTCCAGTTGGCGCCGCTCACCATGGCCGCTGCAATGCGTCCGGCAACCTTCACCTTTTAACACCCCATGAAGACATCTACCCGCAAACCAAAAGCGCCGGCCGCCGCACGCGTCGCGACCGAAGTCGTGGTCAGCGGCGGACCCGTGAGCGAGCAGGCCATGGGCGGCGCACTGGAAGGCGCGAGCCGCTTTTCGCGCGAGATGCTGTCCTGGCAACCCACCATCGTGTCGCCTGACATGCAGATCAACCGCGCCAAGGAATTGACCGATGCGCGTGGTCGTGACGCCATGCAGAACGACGGCTTGATGATGGGCGCCGTGCAGACGCACAAGGACAGCATCGTCGGCTCGCAATACCGCCTGATCCTGACCCCGGACTTCGAGACGCTGGGCTATCCCGAGACCTGGGCGGCCGAATTCGTCCAGTATGTCGAGGGTCGCTTCAATCTGCTCGCCGATTCGACCGAATGCTGGTTCGATGCCGGCCGCACGCTGACCCTCACCGATATGCTGCGCCTCGCCGTCGGCGGCTTTGTCTATACCGGCGAGGTGCTGGGAACCGCCGAGTGGCTGGTCGACGAGCCTGACCGAGCCTTCTATACCGCGATCCAGATGGTGTCGCCGTCGCGCCTATCGAATCCCAATATGGAGATCGACACGGACCGTTTGCGACGCGGCGTCGAGAAGAATCGCCGGGGTGCTCCGGTCGCCTATCACATCCGCACTTCGCATCCCGGCGAATACTACATGGGTGATCCATTCCCGGCCTGGAAGCGCGTGCCCGCACGTACGCCTTGGGGCCGCCGCCAGGTGCTGCATATCCTGGAACCGCAGATGCCGGACCAGACGCGCGGCATCGCGGATATGGTCTCGGTGCTGAAGCAGATGCACATGACGAAGCGCTTCCAGGACATCACGCTGCAAAACGCCGTCGTCAATGCCACCTACGCTGCCGCCATCGAATCCGAGCTGCCTAGCGAGATGGTCTATGCCTCGATGGGCGCTGGTGGCGCAGGGATGGCGCCGATGTTGCGCGAGTACCTGGGCGCCTTGGAGGCGTACATCGGTGGTGCCGGCAACATCATGATCGATGGCGTCAAGATGCCGCACCTGTTCCCCGGAACGAAGCTGTCGATGAAGCCTATGGGCACGCCGGGCGGCGTAGGCACCGACTTCGAGCAGTCGCTGATCCGTCACATCGCCGCGCCGCTGGGCATGTCGTACGAGCAGTTCAGCAAGGACTACACGAAAACGAACTACTCGTCGGCCCGCGCCTCCATGGCCGAGACCTGGAAGTTCATGCAGACCCGGAAGAAGGTGGTGGCTGACCGTTTCGCCACGATGATCTTCATCCTGTGGCTCGAAGAAGAACTCGGCTATCTGCAAAACGAGATTCCGCTGCCGCCGGGTGTCTCGCGCCAGAAGCTGATCTCGACCTTCTACGATCCGGTGATGCGCGAAGCAATGTGCTCGTGCCAGTGGATCGGTGCCTCGCGCGGCCAGATCGACGAGCTGAAGGAAACGCAGGCCGCAATCATGCGCATCAAGTCCGGCCTGTCGACCTACCAGATCGAGCTGGCACGCCTGGGCGAGGATTTCCGCCGCGTGTTTGCGCAGCAGGCCCGTGAGCAGAAGATCATTTCGGCGTATGGTCTGAACTTCAGCGCAGACGCCACCCAGCCCGGCGCGAACGACGCGCAGCAGACGATGACCGATGACGACGAAGACCCGGCCGCCGACGGCGATACCGAAACCACCACGAAGAAGAAAGGAACCAAGAAATGAGCGAGACCATCGCACACCTGGCCCTGGCCAGGATGAACAACTGCGCGGTGCTGATCGCCGACGCATACCAGGCCGAGTTCGCATCGAGCCTCCAGAAGATGCACGGCGCCGATGCTCAGCAAATGCGCGAGCGGTTCGAGAACGAGACGCGCCATGAGCTGTGCGCCGCATATGGCCTCGGGCGCGCGCAAGCCGACAAGCCGTTCGCCTTCAGCAACGGCGTGGCCGTGATTCCAATCCATGGTTCCCTGATCAACCGCTTCGGCGGCTATTACGGCTACGTGACCGGCTACAACTTCATCCGCCAGCAGCACATGGCCGCCGTGATGGACCCGGACGTGACGACGATCATCCACGATCACAACAGCTACGGCGGCGAGGCGGCCGGCTGCTTCGAGCTGGGCGCCGACATCCGCAACTCGCGCGGCACCAAGCCGATCATCGCCGTGGTCGATTCGAACAGCTACAGCGCTTCGTACGCGCTGTCGTCGGCGGCCGACAAGATCGTGGTCACGCCATCCGGCGGTGTCGGATCGGTCGGCGTCGTCGCCATGCACGTCGACGTGAGCAAAATGATGGAGAAGTTCGGCGTGGCCATCACGTTCATCCACTCGGGCGACCACAAGGTGGACGGCAATCCGTACGAGGAGCTGTCGGCCGACGTGAAGGCAGACATCCAGAAATCCGTGGACAAATCGCGTGACGCTTTCGTGAAACTCGTCTCCACCAATCTCGGCCTGGACAGCAAAGTCATTTATGATACGCAGGCCCGCACGTACCGAGCCGATGACGCCCTGGCACTCGGCCTGGTTCACGCAGTAGCAGCACCCGGCCAGGCGCTGCGTGCAATCGACGATGCCGAGGAGCCGGATGAATCTGGCGAACTGGCGAAAACTTCAACTGTGAAAAATGAGGAAGATATGGACCCGAAGGAAAACGCTGACAAGCAAAACCAAGCCGCCGACGCCAAGTCGCAGGAACGCGCTCGCGTGAAGGCGATTACCACCTGCGAGGCCGCCAAAGGCCGCGAGGAGCTGGCCAATTACTTCGCCTACGACACCGACATGTCGGCTGAGCAGGCGCAGGCTGCACTGGCCAAGGCGCCGCTGCAACAGGCTGCTGCCCAGGAGAAGAAGGACGAGGGCAAGGAACAAGCCAATGGCGGCAAGTCCAACTTCGAGCAGGCCATGAACAAGATCGCTCATCCGGAAGTCGGCGCGAACGACCAGGGCCGCGCGAACAACGGCGAGAAGCTGACCGGCGAGGCCCGCGTCGATGCTATCTTCAAGAACTACGAGCGCGCGACCGGCTTCAAGAGCGAGCAATCGTAATCCCCACAAATCCCAATAAACGGAGAAAACCAGATGTCTCATAACGACCTCGACCCGTACCGCGACTTTGCCAAGGGTCCCACCACCATCGCAGTGAAGAACGGCGTCGAACCCCTGTGGGTCGGCGCGGCGCAGATCATCGCCGATTCGTCCAACGCCACCGTCGACTTCGCGCAGTACGAGATCGCCGCCCTGATGCCGGACGACACCCTCGTGAAGTTCGTACCGGGCACCCACGGCGCGGCCCAGGCCGTGGTCATGTCGCAGCCGGCGAAGGCTGGCGGCCGTGGCCTGTACTGGAACGAAGGCTACTTCAACCACGCGGCCCTGGTGTGGCCGACTGGTACTGCGCTCGATACCTACGCAGAGCGCAAGGCCTTCTTCACGGGCGTCAACATCCGCGTCGGTCACGTCATCTGATCGCCACGCCAACATCTCACTTAGGAACCTGAAAGCACTATGGACATCTTCGATCTCTTCGAACTGGCGGGCATCTACACCCGCATCAAGACCGCGCCGACCTTCTGGCTGGACCAGTTCTACACGGGCCAGATCAACTTCGAAGGCAAGGAAATCCTCTTCGAAAAAGTCTTCGGCGACGACCGCAAACTGGCACCGTTCGCGCTGCCGACCGCGCAAGGCCGCCCGTCGAAACTCGACGGCTTCCAAGTCGAGACCTTCGCGCCGGCATACATCAAGCAGAAGGACGTCGTCGACGCCACCATGCACCTGACCCGTCGTCCGGGCGAGGCGCTGGGCGGCACGCTGTCCATCGAGCAGCGCCGTGACGCCGTCATTGCCGAGCTGGTGCGCCGCGCCAAGGTCAAGATTCGCAATCGCTGGAACTGGCTGGCGGCTCGCGCCACCATCGACGCGAAGGTCGTGATCGAGGGCGAGGACTACCCCTCGACCCTGGTCGACTTCCGTCGCGATCCGGCGCTGACCAAAATCCTGGCCGGCGGCGCCAAGTGGGACCAGACCACCGCCGATCCCCTGGCCGACCTGAAGGAAATGCGCATCGGTGCGAACGAGCTGTCGGGCGCGCGCATCCAGGACTACTACTTCGGCGGCAACGCCTGGGAGCTGTTCTGCCAGCGCGTCGACCTGAAGGAGTTGATGAACCAGATGAATCGCGGCGCCGGTCAGAACACCCGCGTCACGCTCATCAACGAAGGCTACGGCGACACCATCGAACCCATGTAC